GAGACCGCCGACAGATCGGCACCAGTAATCGCTCCACCAGTGGGTGCGGGAAGGGCCATGGTTTTATCCTCCGTAGGATATTAAGTGGTTATGAGTTATTAGCGACCTCGGAAAGAGGCTGATGCCAAGAGCCTGTCTCGGACTTGTGCGTACTGCTCCATCGACATCCCGGCGATATCCGCCGAAGTGAAGGTCTGCTGCTCCGTCATATTCTCCAATGGCCCAGTTGGGGTTGATCCCGTTGCCGGGACTCCCCGCAAGCGCTGCTGCTGTTGCGGCATAGCCTGCTGGATATTCTCCACAATAGCAGACGTGCGAGCAACTACAGCCGAAATTGCGCCCTCAATCTCATCTTCTGAATTTCCCTTAATGAAATCGAGAAGTTCCGGCATGATGTTGTCCTGCTCCTCCGCAATGCGGCGGGACTTGTACGACTCCAGTTCCTGAAAGCGACGCTCCTGCTCAAGGACCGCCTTCTGCGCCTCGGACTCCTGCTGGAGGGCGTTGAACTTCTCCTCCCACTCCTGCTGAGCAGTGTTGATGCGCTGCTGGAATTCGTCTTCCTTCTTCATGAGAAGTTCCTTGGCGGACATCTCCTCTTCTTCACGAAGACGACGCTCTTCTGCCTCCTTAGCGGCGGCTTCCTCAGCGATGCGCTTTTGCTCTTCACGCTCGTGGTTGAAGACCTCAACTTGCTCCTGCAACTTGGAGATCTTGTCGTACAACTTGTCCTTTTCCTGACGGCGGATGGCCTCGACCTCATCCTCGGAGAACATCCGAGAGTTCTTGCTCACTGGAGCGGGGGCCGGAGCGGTTTCCTGTTCAGGAGCCGCCGCAGGGTTATCAATGGTGACAGCGTCACCGGTCTCATTACCTGACATGGTTAATACCTCACGTTGTCGTGCTTATATGTCTGAAATAGATTCCGATTAGTTAGTCCGAATCAGGCACACGTCGTTGAGCCAAGTTGGCTCCGTATGCCCGCTGCACCAATTGATTTACTACATCACCGGAGGGTTGGACCCCCGGCAATACTCCCGATCCCTCTTCTGCGGAACCGGCAGATGTTACGTCGGAGCCACCTGCGCTTTTTACGTCAGATGCAGGCTGTGCTCCTTCGGGGGTAACCATACCCGTTAAAGCCATAACGGACGCGGATATCTGGGCGCCAATTAACTCAAGGGCACCCTGATCAAACGCATCATCGCGGAGTTCCTCAGAAACCTCCGCCATCTTCTCATTCGGGAACTCTTCTCCAAGGGCACGCAGAGCGCCACGCTTGGACTCCAGACCCATTGCCATCTTCGCCTGCAACTCGTTGAGTTTGATCAACTGGTCGACGGGGAGCGGATCAGGCCAATGGATAGACGTACGATACGTGAGCGGGTCACGGGGGTCGAGAACCTGCAACTGGTCAGGCTCGGGGAACGTCGCCTCGGCGGGGTTCCACTGAAGAGACTCCGGCTCGTGAACGGCCTGTGTGCGGATGATGAGTTCGTTCAACTGAACGAGGCCCTTAGCGAAGTGCGTCCGCTTCATGTAATAGCGGTTCATCATCGGCTGGTATTGAATAGCCAACGCAACACCCGAGGTGTTGGAGATCGGTTGAGTCTTACCAAGGGCAGTCTCAGGCACACCCGTGATCTCGTGCATCGCCTGCTTGATGACCTGCACGTAGTTCAACGCACCCGCCATCTCACCGCTGGACTCAAGGTTGTACACCCGAGCCTTGTCGGGGAGACCGGCCCACACCTTCTTGGCACCACGCTCCAACTGTGAAGCCTTAGCGCCAGTGATAATGGTCACGGGGGCGCTGTGGTAGTTGATGATGTCCGAGATCTCAGTCATCTTCTCGTTCAACTCTCGGTTGAGCGGAATGATGTCCCAGATGTCAGCCTGCCCCCAAGGGGACGACGAGATGCTGACGTTAGGAATATGGATGACCGGCACCTTGCCGATGGGGTTCTCGTACTGGTCGATCAACTCATCGTTGATGTACTGCTCCACCGTCTCATCGGTGAGGATCTCAGTGAAGGTGTAGACCTGACGAGTGCCCTCGGGGCTGGTGCCCCAGAACCGGTACTTCAACTTGAACCTGAGGATGCGGTCCCTGTCGTGGGGGTGGTACTCAGGGAAGCAGTGGGCGGGGTTCAGCGGGATGAGGCGGGTACGCCCAGAATGAACAACTCCGAGGGTGTCCTGCCACGGCTGCTCATATGCCACCTTGACAAAGCAGTCGCCAGTAACACCGGCCAACTGCCCCATCTCCCAGAGCACCTTGCCCTTATCGTTATCGACTTCCCAGACCTTCTGAAGGACGTGGGGGATGATCGCACCGGTCGCCTCGGGAGTCTTGAATTGGACTCCCTTACCAAAGCAGAAGTTAGTGATGTAGTCCGACATGGTGCGGACGTAATTCATGGCGAGATTAGCCTCGCCCATCTCTCGGCGGTGCGACCAGTGGTGGCCGAGGTACCAAGCCCAACAGGCGGCATAACGGTTTAGGCGTGGACCGTGAACCTCAAACTCTTCATCAGCGAGTTCGACAAGTCCAAGCGGCGAAATAGCGACCGTTAGGTCGCTAGAACTCGCTCTATAACTTGGTGACCAAAAATCAACTGGCACAGGGTGCTCCCGTCAACAGTACGTACTGCCTAAATGCTAGCACACTACTTCTTTGTCTTCTTGGCCTTCTTGGCGGCGTTCATGTTATCCACGAGATTGGGGTAGGGTCGACCGGCCTTCTTAGCGGATGCCTTAGCACTAGCCTTTTGCGAAGGAGTCAACTTCTTATCCTTCTTTGTGGGATCTTTCTTATCCCAAACCTTCTTCTCAGCCATTACTTCTTACCTCTGTTTCGTGCGCGGTTAGTACTGGGGTCTTCCTTAACCAACTTGCCGTCTTTGGTATGAGACAGGTCCTTGCCGCCCTTGCCGTCGATACCACGGTCACGGCGGGCCTGCTTCAACTCAGTCCGCTTAGCCCGCTGTTCCGGCTTCTTATTGTTCTTAGAAGTCGTGGCGTTCTTCTTCTTACGAGCCTCGGGGTTCTCCTCGTAGTACTTAGCGGATTTACGTTTCTGTGAACTGGGAAGTTCTCGGGGGGCCATTACCACTTCACCTTGTCGGCCCAGTAGGCGGCGCTCATCTTGCCCTTCTTGATGTTGGCACCGTGACGGGCCTTGAAGGACGCACGCTTCTTCGTCATCTTCTCAGACTCGCCAGCCTTGGGCTTACCAGCAGTCTTGGCCCCCTGCTCACCGAAGCGGATCAACTTGACCTGATCGCCTTCCTTAGCCAGCACAGCGTGCGACTTGGTGGCGTGGCCGGGGGTCTTCTTGGGCTTGTTGTACCCCTCAAAGGTGATACCGCCACGGGTGTACTTAGACTTCTTATCTTCAGCCACGGTTACTCCTAGATGGTCGTCTGGGTGACTTTCTCGATCACCTTACTATCCTTACTATAACCGCCACACGCCTTACACTGCATGATGCGGTACTTCCCGGTACGGGTCCGGTAGTAGCGGTTGACGACGAGATCTTCGTGTCCACAGCGAGGGCAAGCGTCCAAATCACCGTCGTAGAGACCCTGATGGGGGTGGTTCTTGATCCACGGAAGCAGACGCTCGTACACCTGTTCGGTCAGCACAACGTCTTGCATGTTGTACTGCTTCATAGTGCGCCACGCTTTTTCCTCGTTACGCATACAGCCGACCCACAGGTCGAACCCATCGTGCTGGATTTTAGATCCGATGCCCAACTCCACAGCGATGTGCTGAAGTTTGTTCGATGCGAACTTGAAGCGCTGCTTGACGACGGAGAGAAGATCGACATCGGCGTAGTGCGAGGGCGGAGGCATATCAGCCAGTATGAACTCCCTATTGAGATGCTTCATATCGAATGACTTGCTGTTATACCCGACGACTACGTCAGCCTCATCGAGCATCTCCCACGCCCGTTCGATCATGACCTCGTGACCGTCGTGGTAGTCAGAGGCGAAGTGGACCTTCTTCTCTCCGTACCACTTCGCTGCCCACGAAAGAACGGTGCCGAACTCCTCGACTTGGTTGAGGCCGACGTTCTGGTCCCACAGCCCCCATACGTACGCAAGGCTGGGGCGCGTCTCAATATCGATGGTCAGGATCTTGATGCCCAATGGAGCACCTCCTTGTGGCACGGGTCACACCCAGTGTACAACGTGCGGGGAACTCAGGAGTGGATCAGAACTCCAACCCAAACTCTTCCGCAGTCTTGCTCTTCTTGAACTGCTGTGGGGAAACCTTTTCTGCGGGCATAGCGGAGGGGTTAGGGACAATCTTTCCACCAGCGGACTGGAATAACCGGTTCTGGCCCATCGATTCCACTGGTTCCTTCTCCCGCTCTACAACCCAAGTTCGGGATTGAAAGTTGGAGGGAAGTTCCCAGTTCTTGAGGGCGGCACGACGACCAGTCATCTTCGCAGCGGCATACCCAGCGTCAGTATTGAGTACGCCCTCGTCAAGTCCGGCACTGCGCGTATCCCACGTGTCTACCGTGTAGGAACCAGCCATGCCCTTAGTCAGCGTCTTATCTTCAGTACCCATAAGAAGGGCCTGCTCAAAGTTGGGGACTTTCTGTGATTTGGGGCTAGCGATCTCGATAGGAGAAGTGGTCGGCTTAAGCAAGTGCTCACCTGCTTTGCGCATGGATTGAGCAAGTGCCTGACCGGGAGCAGAAGCGGCGGCTTCTATAGCCGAAGACGGTGAGGCATCGGGTTGACCAGCAACAGCAGAGAAGGCGCTAGCGGCGCTTTTAGCCGACTCGATGTTAGGCATCTTGTAATCCGTAGTACCCGGAGCGCCGCCTTCATCCCACGCAGTTCTTGGGCTGGTGATGGCGACTGTGCGAATAAACTGCTGTGGGGAAACACGGGATTCTGGGGTCGCTGCCCTCATGGCCTTCATGGCCGCACTTTCTCCAACTACGTTCTGCCCGTCGCTAACGGGCATGTACCAGTCAGCGGGCTTACCAGCGTCATATGCCGCTTGACGGTCTTGCATAGTCTCTTGGACAGCGGGACCACCACGAGAAGTTCCTGCTCGCTCTCTAGCAGTCGCCAACTTCTGAAGTCCAGTGATCTTCGCTTTCTTCGTCGCTTTCTCAGTAGCACGTTCGATACCGGGCATGAAACCCGGAGCACTACCTGCCAAGGGCGGGGGTGCGCCACGTTCCCGCATCAACTGCTCTTCAGACTTAGCGGGGCCAACGACCTTGTCAACATCAAACAACTGGCCTTGATTAGGGTCGGCCTTACCGCTCTCCATCAAACCGTGTTTGGAAAGAACGGCTTCCCAACGAGGAGCACGCTTTGCTTCACGGGGAGAAACGCGACCGGTCTTACGACCCTTTAAGCGGCCCTGATAAAAACCCGGCTCCATTCCGCCCTCAGCCATTGGACTGCTTCTTTGCTTGCTTAACCTTGCGGTCACGACCGGTCTTGATCTTCTCCCACGCCGGGTCGCCCTTGAAGTTGCCGTGAGAAGAAGCCCACGCAGCATCAAACAGGTCGGGGTTGCGGCCTTCCTGAGAGGCACCGGGGACGTAGTACGGGTACTTGCGCTCCCCGACGAATTCACCGCCACGGATCAGGCCAATGGACTCTTGATTAGCCTCAGCGGCGGCGAGGCGTCCGGCCTCACGGCTACTTTGATTTCGCGTAGAGAACGCCTTCGACACGTCAAGCGATTGACGGGGGGGAGAATCCCCGGGCCAACCACCGAGGTACACGTCAGGCTCAGAGAGGGCGGCATGTCGCTCAGGAGTCTCGACGGCGAATCCCCGGAGAGCCTCTCCGGTTAGAGCCGGTTCGGCTGGAAAGTCGGCAAAGTGTCCTTTGTAGCCACCGACCATGTCGACATTACCCGAAGGACTGGTGCCTTGACCGGGGCCAGCCACCTTGACGCTAAAACCACCAGCGGCTAAATCTTCAGCGACCTTGTTGAATTGCTGTTCATTAATCACGGGTCACCTCCGACAGTCCTCTGCGGACTTCATAAAGCAGTAGCGTCGAGATCTAGGAGAGACGAGCGCGTAGGGGGCCACAGGCAACGGGAGGTCTTCAGTACCCGTGAGATTGTCCTGTGACCCGTCTACAGCAACGTCAGCGCCAGTAGCATCACCAGCGGCGGCGGCGTTACCAGCGGGGGCGGCTGTTGCGCCGCCTTCCATCAGCCGTCGACGCGAACGGGATTCGGGCGGTTCATGTGCATACCCGAATTAACCGCCATCTCGAACTTCGGCATCGAGTCACCAGCAACGGTGCCGGTCACGAAGTCCGAAAGCACGCCGGGGGCCTCGATCCACGAAGCCGAGCCAACGTGGGCACGCTCGCGCATCGTCTGCTCCGGGTGCTTGTAGAACATCTCCGGGTTGTTGTGGTTCATGCGCGCCGGGGACGGAGCCGTATCGGCGTAAGCGCCCTGCCCGAAGTCATTCGGAACGTCGGTGTCAGTCGCAACGCCCTCTTCAAAGCGGAGCGGACCCTTGTTACCCGGAATACTCGGGGCCATCGTACGTTCAAAGACGTTACGCATGGCCTCGGGATACGGATTCTGCGGGGCGATGGTCGGATTCATGTCCATAAGGTAAAGACCTCCATATGAGTGCTTATGAAGCCATAGTAGCACTCGGCCATATGGCGATGTCCGTTTATTCGTCTTAGTCGAAAAACGGATTCTCGTACACTGTAACAGTCGGCATAACGTCCTGAACCGTCATTGCGCACGCAATCGCTAAAGAATCCGGGTAGTCGTCAAATGCTCCGCGCTCGTCCGGGGCGGCGGCAAGTAGGTACGGACCACGGTTGACCTTCTCCAATTCGCCCATCTGCTGGTTGAACTTGCGCCACCGCTTTGTGCGACGAGCCTTGCTGTGACCGGGGACGATCAACTGATCACGCTGGATCAACTGGGTAAGGTGAGTCCACCGTTCATTCTGTGCTTTCGCATCTGATGAAACGGAGATGACCTCGATTTGGGGGAGAAGAATCTGAAGGCGCTCTGCAACGGCACCTCCAACACCCTGCGCGTCCACCCCGATGCGGTATACGTCATAGTTACGTAGAAAATCGATGATCTCAAAGTACTGCGTCTCCCATTCGACATTGTTGATCTCGTGCCAGTTCAACACACGGTGCTCAAAGAACCCGAAGGGGTCTGGGTGATCCCAGTCGACCCACACGGGAGTAATCACAGTCGAGTCGTTGGTACGGGCAACGTCGATACCAACAACTATTGGAGTCTTCCACCACTCTGACACCAGTGGCATACTCGGGTCGTACAACCGGTCCAGCCGGTCCTCGGACACGAACATGCCCTTCTCCAACATCCACCGGTTGCAGTACGACATCTGGAACTCATCAGAGTCCTCACCGATGCGGAGTTTCTCCTTGGCGATGAAGTCTGAGTAGTTCTTGTTGTACTTAGCCGCCGTCTTCCAGTCATACTCGTGGTGGTGAATCTTGTGGGTGCGCCCGTTGATGTCACGCCGCTTGTTGTACTGGATGGCGTTATAGAAGTACGACTTGTAACGCTGGGCTGTGCCGCCCAACACGATGCTTCCGTTGTTCCACGCAAGCATGGGCTTGATCGACTTGGCGATCATCGTCTCGTCGGCTTCCTGAGCCTCGTCGATAAAGGCGAAGTGATACGTCTTGGACTCAATCTTGGCCTTGGGGTTACAGGTCTGCATACGGCAGAGAGAGCCGGACTTCTTCAGCGTGATGATCTTGCCCTTGCCTCGGCTACCGCCAGCAGTGGCCTTGTCGTCGATCTCTGGGTCGAGCAGGAAGTCCATGGCGTGATCGCTGGTCAACTTGCTGACCACGCGCCCGAACACGGTATCTGCCTGATCCTCGGTGGGGGCGAACACTCCGACCCAGAAGCCCTTCTCAAACTTACTGAGCCACGTGGGGTACACCTTGGCGAGGCGGGGCAGGATGACCATCAGTCCAGCGATGATGTTAGAGATCACCTCAGACTTACCGCTCTGACGAGTAGCGATAAGCGTCTTCTCTTCACCGTCTCCAAGAACGATGGATTCGACGATGCTCTGGGCGATAGGTAACTGGTAGGGGAAGAATTCTGTATCGCAGAAGGTCTGAATGAAGACTAGAAGTTTGGTGACGAGATCGTCGACGAACTCTTGAGTAGTTTCATCTAACTCATCTTCAAGTTCAGCGAGGGCGTCCTCGTATTCTTGAGCCGCCTCTTCAATGGGGTCCAGAGTCTCCATACGTATGAAACGCTATCACACCGATATGCGGTCTTCGATAACAGACCACAAGGCAACCATTGCGTCAACGCAGAGTGTCACATCTTCAGACGGGCCGTCGTGAAAACGCCAGTTGTCAATCGCTTGGTGAAGCGCAATAGCAACGGACTCCATGTGGTCACCGGTCATGTGCGGCTCAAGGCTGCGAGCACGCTTCATGTAGGCGAGGTCGATCTTGCGAACAGCGTAATCATCCATTTTTGCCCCAATTTCTCAACTCAGCGGTAGCGACATCCATATCACGACCGTCTACCTGATCTAGCAGGCTCGACGCACGTCCAGTGAGAACGCCGACCTGAAAAGTGTACTTACCAGCACGAAACTGTAGACCCGTACCCCTCCACCACGGGGGCGCGGTCTGACGCATGAACGCCCGAGTTATTACTCTCGTCCCACGCACGCCGTTGTTTCTGGTTATCCAGTACAGACGTACACTTTGAAGGTACTGGATGCGGTTCATAGTGCCCCTGAATAACAGATAGGCACCAATTGCACAGGCCGCAACAATTGCTAGCCACAACATATTGTGCTCCTTTAGTAGCGGTTGCCATCAAAGTACAGTTCCAACTCATCCTCGGTAGCCGGGTGATATGGAAAGTTGTTCAATACCGAGTTGACGTACTTACCAAGTGAGTCTGACTGTACGAACTGCATGTAGATAACGGCAGGAACTTGCTCGTACACGTAGGCAAGGCCGAGATTCCTACCGAGTTTGATGAACTTCACGCACAACTTCATCTCTTCATAGTCGTAGCGCACGGCGGCGATGCGTGACGATGCTACATATTCCCACTCGGTGATGCCCTCAACGCGACCCGAGGAAACAGCGCCGACCTCGATCTCCGCGAACTGTCGGCTGTAACTTTTAGCGAACTGTCCTCGCTTGTTTCGATAGCGACCTTGTGCGTCCTGAAAGACTTCCATCTATTCCTTATCCAAATGCCATTCGATGTGGTGATCGAGCCGTGTGTCGATCTTGTCGACCTTCTTATCTATCGACTGTAGCATCTTGGAGTTGCGGTCGTGGTCACGGTTGTTCTCTCTCCGCGTCTTCTCAATGAGGAGGGCCAGCAGACCACCGGGGGCTAGGACAGTAGCGAGGATGCCGAGCCAGTTCATCAGACGGTCTCCAGTGCGGTCGTGACGCCGTCCGATTCCATCGGGGTGATGTTGTCGTACGTCGACACCGTCAAGGTGCCGTAGACGACGACGGTCTCAGCCAGAGGCGTCGAGGTGAGTAGGGCAGAGCGGCTAATCGTGGCGACGAGGTCCCAATTGTAGGTGCCGTCTGCCAGCCACTCCGTGTTAGCGGGAGTCATGGACAGCAGGATGCCGCCCTCGGAAGTAATCGTCACGGGGATTTGATAGGCAGTGTCACCGATCTTGACGCTGGCGGCTGCTTCGACTGGAACCCGCTTACGCCGCGTGCGGCGATCCTTGACGATGATCAGGCGCTCCCAGACCTCGCCTCGGGTGACCGTGTAGTTCATCTCAGTCTTTTTCATTGGGCCTGCACTCCCCGCCGTCGCAACAACTATCCCGCTGCCCGCACTGTCGGCACTTGTAGTGCGCGTGTTCGGGGACCATCGGCCCTCCGCACCATTCACACTGTTCCATGCGGACCTCCTCAAGGCGGGTGTACTTATTATGGCTGATCGCAACCATCCCAAGTAGGAAATAGCGGCCCCCTTTACATTTTCTTGGGGGGGGGGTACTTGACAGGTCCAGTAAACTGGAAACTTGTAAAAGGTGATCAAGGGAGAAGGGGTTCCCAAAGGTCTGGAAACGAGGCGAGCGCTTGCGCGAGCCTCCGCCGAGCGAAGCGAGGCAATAAGACAGCCCGTGCTCCGCACGAGCGTCTGAGGGTAGGCTCCCTACGGTCGCCTACGGTTTCCAGAACAAGGAGAAAGAAGGTCTCATGATTGAGCACAGAAGTCACGGTACGTTCCTCCTTCAGGACGGGGACACTCCCCGGAGTGTGGCCGAGGTGGTCTACGGGGACGGGTCTCGCTACGCGATCTTGCTGAAGTACAACCCCGAGCAGTGGGTACCCGGTACTCGCATCGAGGTTCCCAACAAGGCCGGTAGGTCCACGACCGTCGAAGACGGTGAGCAGACCCGTGACCTGATCGCTCGCATGTTCAAGAACCAGCCGGTTCACCTTTATCTCAAGCGCTACTACCAGTGGAACGGTATGCGGGAGGCCACCGACCTCGTCGGGGAGACGGTGTTCATTCCTGAGCGGTAGTACCGCCAGTAGGAGTTGAACCCTCATCCGGTTGTTGATAAGACAACTGGGGACAACCGGTCCCCTTAGGATCTGGCGGCGTACCCGTGGTGGGGGTCGAACCCACACTTGAGGGATTTTAAGTCCCCTGCCTCTGCCGTTGGGCTACACGGGCCTCAGCAGATTCTACGAGGACTTCTCGGGCTTGTCCAATACGCCTAAGACTGTAACGTCGACAACCATCTTCTCTGGTATATGGATGACGTGGTCGCACAGGTCATCGGCGTAACTCTGGGCGATAGATACGTGTTTGGGTTTCGTAGTTGCGGGAAGAAGTATCCCAACCGACGTAACTAGCAGGGGGTCCGGGTCGATGTCAGAAAGTTCGACCCACGTACCGGCAGAATCGGCATGAGCGTCGTGCCATCTGACCACGACTATCTCAGGGCTGCTGTTCTTACGCCGATTACGCATGGGGCGTAATCTAATACAAAGAGAAAGGGAGGGGGGCCGAAACCCCCCTCCCTGTACATGCGCTCTGTGTCTGGTGGAGACATCTACCCACCCCATACTGTGGGGAGCGCACTGTCGAGGTTCTTAGTATATCACACCTAATATGGCAAATTGCTACTGGTGTGCTTTGGTAATCAGCCTGTGGATAACTCTTTGTAATTCTGGCTTCGGATGCGGCGTCGGTAGTACTCAGTAGTACCACCCCAAATGCCGATCTTTTCCATAAACCCATACTCCCCGCACTCTTGCCTTACCGTGCAGGTTTCGCAGACAGCCTTGGCTTCTCGGGTAGATTCTCCACGTTCAGGAAAGAACAGATCGGTATCCATGCCCCGACACGCGGCTTTCTTGATCCAATCGCGCTCTCTGTAATCGCTAAGAAACGACTCCAGTGTTAGCAGGTCATCGTCAAGCATCGGCGCATTTTATTAGCCGATGCTGGAGGTTGTCAACGACTCACACGCCCCGAAAGGTCAGAGGCGTACTCGGCAGGCCCGACGTACTTTGGCTCTTCAGGAAGAACCGGAAAGTCACGGTCAACTCGGATACCCGTACCGGTCCACTGCGGGTGGGCGCTCTTGGGTTGAGGCACGCGCTTTCCGCACGGCATGTCTCCGTAGCCCCCATGGGATCGCATTGGCTGCTTATCTTGCATTACGGCCTCCGTTTGTGCGCTTGTTTGTGCCATACCATAACATATGGCTACCAAGCGTTGGAGGCGTAATTGCTCAGAGAGCGCGAACTTCCAGAGTCAGTTCACCGGGACGGGGAGCGCCCCAGAAAGTAACCCGAACCGAATCCCTAGTAATAGGGGTGGAGTTGATCATGACCAGTTGGCCGTCATTCTCGTAAGCGACCACGTCGATGTCTTCTGAGCCGAGGTTGTGCTCAAACAGGAAATCGTGCTCGCGGCCATTACCGAAGGTGGAGGTGGTGTACGTCGTCATACACCGAATTCTAGTAAACGTCAGGTTGCCCTGACAAGTACCGCCATCTGCCAGTGGTGCTTACCGACCACCGGCCACGTGATTCCCGTCACTGGGTCGTGCCACTGCTTACCGGAAGGGTTGTTGGGAATCTCGTTGTATACGTCTGTGATGTCCATAAGTCCGAGATTCTCCAGCATGTCGACGACGCGCTCATGGTGGCAGTTCCAGTGATGGGTGGCCCCGTCCCACCATTCGTGCTCACGCCCGGGTTGCCAGTTCACGTCCTGATGCTCCATGGTGGACAGCACCATGTGCCACGGCTCCTTGCCCTCTTTCCAGAGTTGGATGGTCTTGAGCACATCGGGGCCGACGATCAGGATGGGGGCACCCGGCTTGGCAACACGCACCATGTCCATGATGAACGCCGGAACGGCAGACCAATCGATGTGCTCGATGACGTGACCGAGGTAGACGGCATCGAAGTAATCATCGTCGAACGGGTACGGCTCACCTGCCGTCGCAAGGATGTCGGGCTTGGTGTTGTCGTCTTCCCAAATATCGACGTTGATCCAGTCCTGAGCGTAGTGCGTCCCACAGCCAGCGTTTAGAAGGTTCATTATTCTCCGTAATAAAGAGAGAGGTCAGTTTGTAGCGGGAAGTAGTACCCGCCCCACGGAGACTTCTTTGCGTCAGGCATGTCCGGTCTGTGGTGGATGCCACTGTAGTGGGCGATCAACGCACGACGCTCCATACCGGGTACGTTAGCGGGAGAACCCCTATGAAGGAGTCTGCCGTTCCAGATCAGCACGTCGCCACGCTCAGGTAGGTGAGAGACGGGTTCGATGCCCCCCTCTTCCATCATCTGCTCAAAGATGGGAGTCAGCAGTCTCTCGGAGTACTTGGGCCACCTGTGGTCACGCTCCTCTGGCGAGAGGTGGGCCATGACTTTCTCCTGCGTGATGATGCGCCACCGCTGGGAACCGGGGATGTATTGGAAGGGACCAGAGTCAGGGTGGATGGTGTCCAGAGCGATCCACACAGCCGCGTAAGCGTCCCCGACGTACGGGGGGTTGAGGTAGGTGTCCTGATGCCAGTTGCGCTCAGTGGACACCCAGCCGGTGAGGTTGAGGTGTAGACCCGGCGGCTCTCCGATCAACGCTTCGATTTCATCACATAGCGGTTGATATAGGAGCAGGTCTCGCAGTTCCTTGTATCGGGTATACGGGACAGGGTCGGGCCATCCCATCGGGCGTCCCCGGTTCTCACGTATCCAACATTCCTCATAAGCCACAAGGAGTTCTTCTGGAAGAAAGTTCTTAAGGATGACAACGCCTTCATCATTCCAGTCACCGTCTCCTATCGCTGCTGGTGGATCAGAGAGATCCTCAAGAGTGATCAATCCCATTCCTCCTTCTTGGGGGCGGGTTTCTTCTTGGCAGGAACCGTCTTTGCCTTCAGAACATTGCGATCAGCAAAGCGCTGGCGGTCTTCGTCAGACCACTGCTTGCCGAGCGACTCTTTAGCAGCCATGGCTCAAGTGTACGGATACTGCTTGATGTTCCGAACGGGGTGATCAATAGTCTCGTGCAGAACGGGTATCAGCATGTCTGGGTTGATCTTGTGCGCAGCGGCGATGCGGTGATGGCCCCCAGTCACCTGAGTGGGACCAAGCCGAACCGGTTGTTGAACACCGGACTCTCGTACGGAATCCATCAGGCTTCCTTGAGTATGTCGCTTGCTTCGGAAGTCTAAGTATTTATTGTCTAGGTACGACTCGTACCGCTTGTCGTATTCAGCGGTATTACCGGTCTTGTATTCGGGGCCGGTATCAAACTCGCCACGATCTAGGTGTTCTAGAAAAGAAGATTCGGTTCCTTTAGCGTTACTTCCACGAGCCTTGTGGTAGTCCTCCATCGACAGGCGTGCCTCTGATGCTTTGCGCTCCCACACTTCTTCATTGGTCTCTTTACGTTCCCAATCCGTGCCGTACTTGTCTTTACCCCAAGTGGTGTGGCGGTCCCCTTCAAGTGGGGCCTTGGTGGACAGGATCTCAGCAGGGGTCATGAACATCTTTAACTGTTCACCATTGAGGTTGTCTTGCGTTGCCACGGTTCTACCCCCTCACAAGAAATGCTTGGTAATAGCGGCTGCTTGTTCTTGCTGCGATTCTGTCTGTGGCTTGGGCGGACCTACTTTGCGTTCCTCTTTAAACTTAGGGGCGTGCATCACGTTGCTGTAATGACTGACCGGTACAAAGGTTTCGTTGCCAGACTTTCTATCGAGTTCCGCCTGAGCCGCAATGCGGTGGTGTTTATCCGTAATAAACCGAGCATCATTGTGGTGGTGGATTTCTACGGTGTCCCCCGGAGGAGTAAGGATGTTTTTACCCTCTTTAAGAGCGTCGTAAACGCCGCTGCCATGCCCCTTGTCACGTGATTTCTTCGACTCTTTCAACTTACGCTTCCATAACTGGCCCATGCTCTCCACACGAGTGGGGGCTGCGTGCGGAGTTCGGTAGTTGAGCAGGGTCTTCCTATCACCAGACGTAGTGACATAGTCTTTGATCTCAGCGGGAGTCATGAACATCTTCAATTGCTCGCCGTTGAGGTTGTCTTGAGCAGCCATCAGCCGCCCCGCTGGTCTTTGGGCAGGACAGTGACAAGCCAGATACGCTGGCCGTTGCGCTCAATCCACTGTCCGGTAGTCACCATGTCGCCTACTTTACGACAAAACCCAACCGTGGAACCGGCAAATACCCATCTGCGTCCTCAAAACTTGGAATCATGTCATCTGGCACGTCCATGTCGGCCCAAATTGGGATAAAGAGGTCTGCGTCCGGGTCTGGTGACTCTCTAAAGTGGATTTCTACGATCCGATCACCGATAAATTCGACGTTCAGCACCTCTGCGGAGTGTAATTCCTCAAATCCACGCAGAATTGGGGCCTCAGTACGCATCCAGTAAGAGAAGCGACTGAGATTTTCAACGTCACGGACCCCCTCAAAGGCAGAAATGGGTATCCAACCGCTTCTCCAGCGGTAGGTAGCGCTGATTTGCCGTCCGTCGAACCACTCGCACCAGAAGTAACCGGGTTCTACGGAGCGATTATCGCCTGCGTTGATCCATTGCTTCCGCGCTCCCACGCCCATACCGGCCAAATTCATCACCGGACGTACGCAATACCAACCACTTTCACTAGGAGCAAGCCCACAAGGCCCACATTTGTAGCCGAGTCTCTCCGATAAGTAGAGTTTGTTGAACCATTGATGAAACTGTGGGTACTTTTCCCACGCAAGAGCGTCAGGTTCAGGCGTGCTCAACGTCTACCTAGACAACGGAAGGACCTATGTCGAGGTCTTCATCCTTAGCGGCCTCTATCTGACGACCCATCTTTGACAATCTAAGAACTTCTTCGTTAATAGGAAACGCGACTTCTCGCCCCGGTCGCAACCCGACTTTATCTTTAACCCATACGTCGCTGCGGTTTTCGGCCATTTTTGGACTGTACTCCTGACCTTTAAGATCAGGATCGGATACCACCTCAGCACGACCAACCGGTGTGACTTCACGAATAGACCCAAATAACCGACCTTGTTCTTTGGCTTTCTCCATGGCATAACTGTACGGTCCTAATAAGGATTGAGTATCGTTTGTACCCGCTGCTGCGTACGCACCACGACCGTACAGGTTGTTTTCTCCGGGTTTAATCATTTCTCCGATAATCTCGCCGCCGCCGCCGTGGTACAACTTGCCAACCTCGTGAGTGACTGTGTTGCCTAGAAGGCCGACACGTGGGTGACTGATGTGTTCGTAGGTGTGTGTCATTTTAGTACCGGCGTCTGCTTCTTGCTTGACTGGCGATGGAGGACCAAACGACGGAGAGTACTTGTTACCTTCAAATACTGGAGTACCTTCGCCCCCAAACAAGTCCTGCTGAGTACCAGCGAACAAGCCCCCTACACCCTTAAAAGCGTCACACTGTGGACCTAGGCAATCTTTAGCAGCCATCAGTCGTCTTTCTTCATGCCCTTAGCGCCGAAGTAACCACCGATGATGCCAATGACACCACCCAGAGCAGTCTGCACGAGCGTCATCACATCGGATGAAACCTCAACGGCCTCCCCGGTCGTCTGAGTCTCAATAGCGGCGACCAGATAGTCACCGACAATGGCGAAGAGAATCGCCAGCATGACTCCGACGGCCAGCACGTACATGGTCTTTTCTTTCATATCGTCCATCAGTACTCCTTTACGCGCCGAGTGAATTTTGAAGCAGGGGGTTGAACATCTCGGTCATGCTCATCCCACATCTCTACTGACTGAACATGGACCGGTCGCCCGGGAATGACCGGCACTTCGTCCTGATCCCAGTCCGGCATGTAGTTCAGTTCGTCCCCACGGGCCTCCCACTCAGGTGTACCGCGATGAACGATGTTCCGGTTATGGACGAGCGCCTCAACAATGGCCCCCGCCCGAGGTTGCCCAGACTCCATACCTACCGTGGCATAGGACTGCGCTGTCCGACGGTCAGTGGTCCAATGATGGCCCAACCGGTCAAGGTCAATGTCGCCAACCGTATCGGCTTCAATGCCTCGGTAGACACGCTGGAACTGGTTCTTGCTGAGCACGAGGACTAAGTTACTACTTCAGCACTCAGGGCGGGGCCGAATTCTCATACGGGCCTATATGTGGGGCCAATTATCGAGTGGCAGCATTTTTGTAGGGGCCTATGTGGCCATTGTCACAGTCCTCCGCTGGTGTGATCTACCCCTTTATCCACAACCTGTGGACATCTAAGGGTGGGGGGGTCTCTGCCTGTGGATAAATACCCCTTGACAACCCTGTCAAGTCGTGCTCCCCCTTGATTTACAAGGGTTTCCGGGGGGCGGGTTATCCACACCCCCTGTGGACAACGGATCGAACATATGTTTGTCAAGGGCATTTGTGTGACATTTTTCACACCGTTTTATCCACAAGAACATATGTTCTGTGGAAATCGCCCCGAGAAACCCTGATGTGATTGTTCATACCCCCTCCAATGTTGGGGAAAACCCTGTGGATGTCGAATCTTGGTTACCCGTCGGTAAACCCTTACGCCACAAGGGTTTCCGGGGTTATCCCCTGCCTGTGGAAATCGCGCTGGTGCTCCGATCTCGCCCCCTCCTGCACTACCACGTCATATCGCCCCCACTCTCAGCAGAGGGGCATACAGGGGGCAATGGGGGCAAGTGCCAGAATCACGTGACAAATGTCACACTGCCCGACGGCTGGGCCTACCGCTGTGACAAATGACACACGTTGGCGAGTGATGGTAGGAAACTGTGTGTCATCCATCACTGACACAGTTGCTACCGCTACTCCCCTGAATCCTGTGTCACTCCCAGCACTCTCTCCCCCCTACACGTACTTATGTCCTAGATGCAGGATCTCGGGGGGCCGGTCGGGGGCCGGAAAGTTATCCACAGGCTTGCTTTCCCTCTCTCTCGGCGTACCTTGCTCTCCATCACCGGCCAGCGAGCCGGACACAGACACCGGCCAGCGACGAACGCTCTCCCTGAGGATGCATCAGACAGGACAGGGGGACGGGGGGCGCTGGTACTGCCCCTCCCGAATGTGGGGGCGACAGGACGACACGGCACGCTCGGGTGGCTCTCCACCCCGAACACCGGCAACGCCGACGACTCCACGGTACTCACAACGGCCATGCCCCTCTCGGGGACGACGGTGGCCGGTAGGTCACGGGCGAGACGATCCGGCCCACCTACTTCATCAACTGACAGAGATACGTACGACTCGACGACGACGGCCTCCCCCTCGGGGGCAAGGCCGAGCGGAGCATGAGTCACGAGCGATCGGAGATGCCGGTCGCACGGGGCGAGAGTGTTCGACGGACGGGAGAGAGCGGCAAGTGAGTGTTCAGCACGGTGTCGTCGTCGAGAAACAAAGACAGCACCAGCGGACGGCAGGGTGGGCAACGGCAACCCTGCGATGACACCGACGCTGAAGAGTGCGACGAACGGCAACGGTGATGGGGCACGACCCCTGACTCTGGGGCTGATTACCTACCCCACGCTCGACGTACTGCACCCTCGCCGGAGGGTGCGCCCACTGGTCACGATTCACCATCGTCGTGGCCGGT